CATAACTAAATATTATCCAGTTCCTTTACCGCTACCATATCCACCACTGTTACCACCACCACCACCACCGCCACCACCAGTATTAGTAGTAGTAGTAGGAGCTGTTGCAGTAGTTGTGCCTTGAGCAGAACTTGGGTCTACTGTACTACCTTCATCTGCTTTTACAGATACAGTAATTACATTTACTATTCCAGAAGTTACACCTTGAACTGTAACAGTTGTTGTTGCAGTTGGGTTAATTGATTGTGCGATTACAGTTGCGGTTGCTTGAGTAACTGTTCTAGCTGAAGGTACTCCTTTAAATTTTACTATGTTTGTGTTTTCAATTGTAAAAACATAATCTTCTGCTGTTCCACCTATAGTAGTTGGGGCAAATGGTATTTCTGAAAATGTGTCAACGTTGGCATAACTAAGTTGTGCAACATTAACTTTAACACCAGCTAACGATTGATTTACAAGAAAACTGTTAAAGGCCCTTCGATTAGGTGCTGCTTCTAATAAAGACATATTCTCTATCGCTACACCATACGAATCTGTACCGTCTGGATGTGTTACGTCATATAGTGTGTAATCTATTTCTTCATCACTAAGTGCAAACTTAGTAATATTAAAATTACCACCTTCTGAAAGTAGCTGACGACCTCTTTTTGTAAGAATTGCATCTACTGTGATGCTTGAGTTATCTAAAAAGCCCATTATTTATCTCCAAGATTAAAAATTTGATATAACTTTACTGTAAATAAATATATATCTTCTAAGTTTTTCAACAATTTAATTTACTCTGAATCTATGATGTTTAAGTTTGTATCAGTAGAATCTGTCGGTACTGCGACTGTTGGTGAAGTTACTCTAATAACAATAGGGTAATCACCGTCAGTTGTTGTTGATATTGTGTTTTTGACACCTTCGTAAAAACTGTTATTTAACGCTGTTATATCTTGATAACCTGGGTCTAAGTCAGTTTCTACTAAGGATTTTGAACTATACAAGTTTACATATCTATCGAGTGATGTTAATTGACTCTGCGCGTAATGTACTGAACTTGTATAGAAAAATTTGTATTGTTGGTTAAGTTCTGATTTTCTATTATCTAATACTATTGAACCAGTTGGTTCACTAAACACTTTACTAGGTCCACCAAACTTAGCAGAACCACTTATGTAAAGAGTTTCATCACTTATATATTTGTGTCGTTGTTGATTTAAAGTATATAACGATGGTGTTAAAAATGTAGCAGTGCTATCTATAGTACCTGTGTAATTAGGGTATTCAGTTTCTATAGTAATTGTAGAACCACTATTTTCTTGTTCACCGTACGCTTTAGTATCTACAAATCGAGATACATTAATTGTATCTTCATAAAATGGTTGAGTAAACGTTGGATTATTTCTTTGAACTGGAGATTTTGACCTTTCAAAAATACTACCTTCAATTAAAGTTCCCATATGAGTTTTTGCTCGAGCTGGTACAAGTTTTCTCAATTGTTTAAATACTGACTGGTCGTAGTATTTTATAATATGCATGTAATCCCAAAATGTTGCACTACCTGATGTATACTTTTTAAAGTATTCATTAGATACATTTGTTAATCCAGTATAGTTTTCTGAGAAATTATCTCGTGGGTCACCTAAATATTGATTGAAATCTAAGTTAGCAAATGATGAAATTATATCTTCATTTATAACATCAACAGGTGAAAAGTATATCCCCAACTTCGGTGAATCAAGTGGTGAAAAATCATTTGCACTTTGGTCAAATCTTTCATTTATACTTAATGAAGCACCACTACCACTAAGAGCATTGTTTTCTATTCTAATTTTTGTAGCCATTCTACGATTAGGTCCAGAGTTTGGAACGATAGTTTTTGTTTTATCTACTACACTTTCAAACGTATTTTCTCCACCAAATCCTTGAGCACTACCTGTTTGTGTATAAGTTTGATTGGCACTTACATCTCTAATACTATCACCGTCTGATAAAGTTGTATTATCATCAAATGAAAATCTTCTTACTAAATTGTAATATGATGAAGATGGACTATTTCCAACATATGATTTTGGATTTCCCACGTGAAGATTAAATGACTGTTCTTCTAACGGTTCAGTCCATAATCTAAACTCCATTAATGACCCACCAAATCTACCAGCGTTAAATATACCTGAAGCAGTACCAGAGTTATGACCACCTATAAATAAATCACCACTACCAGTCCAAGAAGCGTTATACGATTGAGATGCTGAACCTGTTATATGAAGGGTTGATTTTGAAGAATGAATTATTCTATCTAATCCAGCTTCATATTTTTTAACATATAAATCATAATTAAAATTATCATCAATTGAATCTGTATTAGTAGAAACTTTTCTTAATGATATATCATCCCAAAAAATTGTTGATTGTGGTTTTACATTTTCAAATCGCACACCTAAGTTTGCGGTGTTTGGAAACTTTATTGTTTTTTGAACTACGATTTGTTTCCACTCTGTTTCATTTAAACCAACTTGTTCTGATGATTTTATCCCACCTTCTTGTAAACTATATTCAAATTCTTGGTCCCAATTTACAATCTCTTCATTTGAATCTAATTCAAATAAACTTAACCTACCTACAGAATCAACTATACTTGAAGAGACCTTGGCGTATGCTGAGAACATAAATGTTTCACCTTGACTTACACTTGTTGCAGCTATACTGTCAGTAATATCATCTGTTGGTTTTTTATAAAATTTAGAAAATGAAGAACCGTCAAATGATGTATTTATATGAACTAAACTTTTTGTACCGGACTTAGCTACATCTGAACTACTAACTATTTGTATATCTCCGTTTTCAGCATTTGATATACCGTCAATAAAAGGTGGATTAAATAAGCTTACAGTTTCAAATGATGGAAATAAAAATAACTCGGGTTCAATTTTAGTTTTTTTCAACATAACAGAATGAAAATCACCATCATAAACTGGTAATAATGATGAACTAATTTCTTGTAATCCAAATGAACCTGTTAACATAAATGAAACTGTACCATAATTATCAGTTGAACCATTATCTTTTAATTTTATAGCCCAATCAGTATCTTTCTGAACAAGTATTTGGTCTGAACCTGAGACAGCTCTAAATCTAAATTCAACTGTATCTGGTTTTCTGTTACTATCATCATCGTTATCCCAAGAAGTTTCAATGTATTGTGTACCTTTAAATCTTAATGCTCGTGTAAACTTTCTAGCAATTTCAAATTGTGCTTTATGATTAGCTTTTTGTAATCCACCAAATTCACGAACTCTTAAAATACTACTTGGAATACCATAACAATTCAATACACCTTTTAATGCACCGAGGGTACCTTTTGCTTTTAATAAGTAAGGCATACTCGCCATTAATCTTTTTGTTATTTCTTTTGAAATATCCCCTTCAGGTGGTGAACTTAAAGAACCAGATGTATAAAGTGAATACGTTGTACCACTAAGTTTTTGTCCAAACCCAAGTCTACTTAAATCTAATAAATCTTTACCATCTTGTTGAGTCCAACCTAATGACTTGGCTAGATTAAAAACTAAATCTTTTGAAAACCCTTCAGATAAATCATTTTGTCTATCTGTAACGTCAGCCATTGCTGTTGTATAAGACCATATTTCATCAAATTGTTGTCCTATCATATCAAGAAAATCAAAAAACTGATTATTTTGTATATCGTCCTTAACGTGTTCAGGTAATAAATTTACCAATCTATTTGAATTTTCTATATCATATAAAGATGCACTATATAGTTGTCCTGTTTTACTTCCAATACTACCATACCAGTTTGTAAACTCAGCGTGTGATGAAGTAATAGGTGCGAATGGAAATTCGTAAGACCCACTACCAGCCTTAGGCCAAGAAGCGTTTGGAAATTCTCCTATAGAACTTGTTACGTAAGATGACTTTGTACTATAAAGATAAGTTTCATATGTATCAAGATTTTTCTTAACACCTCGTATCTTATTATCAACAATAGTTAAATCTCGTTGAGAATTTGAAATATTTACTAACGAGGCACTCTCTGCAGTGTATACTTCAAGTAGTTCAACTTTATATTTAAAATTCTTTAATCGTTTTTCAGCTGATGAGAAATTTATAAAGTTGTCATAGTTAGAATAATCAATGTTTAAATTTGTAGATTTTTCAGTTAAATATTTATCTTCAATTTCTTTTTGTAATCTTGCATCAGATGTAACTAAATCATCATAACTTTTAAATTCAGTTGAACGTTTAGTTATAGGTGATTCTACTTGTGTTGAATCAGGAACTCGTAATACCAATACATCTTCTTCTTCTTGTTCGTATGGTTTTAATTCAACTACCTCTGTTACTTGTGGAAGAATTTCCCTAACTATATATACTTTATCTTTTTCTGTAATATCAGGTGGTAACGGTTCGTATAATTTAAATATAGCTGAGTACGGTGAATCTTCAAACGTTTCACTATCAGTTTTTACGTTAGTTGTGAGTAATAATTTATCATCACCAAAATGTAAAAATGTATTTAAATCTCTTTTATTATTTATATTATATGTTATATTAAGATTTCTAAAACTGTCAGTTGGTGATAAATTAGGTATTTGAATTTGATTAGTAAGTTTTTCTTTTAATTCGTTCCAAGAAGTTCCAAGGTTAATTTTATCATCTTGTATACCAATGATTGAAGAAACAAACGGTGTATAAACTGGTACCCTAGCAGGAGCTCCACCTGTCATTTTAAATGCATATTGTTCTAAGTCTCCGGCTACCATATCAGCGTCTGTCTCAGCACCACCTGTTTTTTGTTCAGTTAACGGACTGACTGATATTAAATAATCACCGTTATTCTCAGCACTGTTTTTTATAGTATCACTTAGTGTAAATATAGTTTGTTTACCTTGACCAGTCCCAACATCAAGTTCACTACCGTCAGGTTTAGTTACAGTCCATTTGTACTGGTCAGCTACTGTATTAGTTTCAAAAGCAATTGCGACGTTAAGTTTACCTACGTTACCTTCGTTTAATCCACTATTTATTAATTTAATCATTTTATTTTTACTTTAACTTACTCTAATACAAGCTGGTATATGTATTGTACTTGGTTGTCCATCTTTAGGTTCAATTGTTAACTTAACACCGACATTAATATGTTTACTATGTAGACTTATTGTCACTTCACTACCATTTGTAGAGTTTACAGTTAATTTTAACGGTAATGATATATTAGCCGTAGGTTCTACAAACATAACATCACCTTCATAATTTGAACCATTTGCAGTTATTTTATTCCAACCTGCTGGGTTAGTATCCCAATCCCAACCAGTTAGTTCCCACGTGTATTTAGTAGCTACATTAGGTTTACTTGAATTACTCTTTAGAGTAATGGTGTTTGGATTATCTTTACCATTCCAATCATAATGAGGATAACTTATTTTATCATAGTTAAGTTTTTTAATTTCGTTTAAATTAGTAGCTGAAGTTTTTATAGGTGTAAATCCTTTAAAACCTATAAAGGATGGATATTCAATTATAGCTGTATCAGTTGGTAGTGAACTATCGTCTAATCCTTTAAAAGCTTGAAAAGCATCAGTAAAAAATCTATCACCTTTACTGTAACCAGCTAAACTATCATTTGATATAAAGAACTGAGCCTGGATTATTGATGACTCTAATTCTTCAGTCGCACCCTCAACTTGACTTCCATCTATAGCTGCTGGTGGTGGTAAATATTCTTTTATAAAAGCATTATTAATTGAAATGAAACCACCTATCATTTGTTGTGTTAAGTGTCCAGTATCAGATACTTGCATTGTTTTACTATCACCAGCTAAAGTACCACCTTGTACATCAACTTCAAGAACCGTACTAACATTTTGTGGTAGCTTTAGTGTTTTTGATGTTACTTGTGATTCTAAAAAATTATTTTTATATTGTATGTCGTTAATAGATTGTGGAGCTAGTCGAACTTCTTTTCTTGAAGCTGATATTTTATGTACAAAATATTTATTCTCTTTTAAAAATAACTCTTTGGAATTATCATCATGTACTGCACCTGTCATAATCTTACCATTAAGCATCGTATGATAATTTTGAGTATTAAATATTATACCATTTGAATCAACTAATACTGTTTCATGTGAACCGGCTATTTTTCTAAGAAAGTTATATTTTACAACATACTTACCTCTATCATAACCCATTTTTCGTAGAATAGTCCCGGTGTTTAATTTAATACCAGTAAAAGTGTCATATGAGTAATCAGAAGTATCTGCGATACCACCTTCTAAAAAGTTATTATTAGTATCATAAATTAAAACTTCAACACAATCATTTAAATTGGTAGTAAACTCTCCACCGTAATACGCATTTTCAACGGCTTTTAAATCTACTGTCTGTCCAGTTTGTAAAAGTTCTAAGTCGGTTTGGTTTAATCTACTCATTATCCTACAGGTTCTCCGTCAGGTATATTTCTTATCTGACTATCAGTTAATGTTACTATTGTATCTAACACATATTCGTTACCATAATATATTGCAAGGTTAACAAATTTTCTTTTTTGGTTATTTTCAATTAACCACCTATCATAATTTGTTGGCTCATCATTTGTAATTACATTACCATTTTCAGCATCACCTGGTAATTCTGTTGCAAATCTATCTGTTGCTAACTCAGATATAGTTCTATCAACTATTTTTTCTAAACTTTTATTTTTAATATATCTTGGATACGATTGTGTATTTGTTGATTTAGATAATTCTTGTTGTTCTTTTGTTAGGTAATCAGAATATAATGAACTATTACTTACGTCTATATCTTCTATACCATTTGAGGATATAATATCTTCAAAAGAATATAATATGTTATTTTTTCTAAAACCGATTGCCGCAAATTCTTGTAAATCTTCTAAGTAGCTAGTTCGAAGTTTAGATACGAACTCAGTATAGAAATCTACGTTTTGTAATTCTTTTTTTGAGTATGGCATTATAGACTTACCTTAAATGTAAATCCCTCGTCATAATATTGGTCTAATTCATCTGCTGTACCTTCGTCAGTTACTACTCTGTATTGTAAAGTATAATATCTTTCTGGTTGATATCCGTTTAAGTCTAAGTTAAAATAATTACCTGTTGAATCACAGCTTAATTTTGAACCGGTTCCATAAGGTACAATTACATCATCTGTTTCAGCGTCACTAATTGAATAAAATGTAGAACCACTTGGTAAATATTTAATTGTCAATCCAGCTGGAGTGGAAGAATATGTTTTTGTTGGGAATCTTTCTCTACCAACAACTCTAAATCTAGCTCTTGAATTTTCTTTGTATTCTTTTCGTAAACCTTTCATATAAAGTACACTATCTTCTAAATTAGTAGAACTTAACGCATCTAACGAACCAGTAGACCAAGTTGAATCATCCCATACAGCCTCTAATGTAGGTGGGAATATTGTATTTGTGTTTGATGAGAAAAATGAAAAATTACCTAAACGGTCTGTATTACCTTCTGAAGATGATGGATTATTATTTCCTACACTACCACTTCGTTTTACTAAAAAACCATCATTTACAATTGTACCATTTAACCAGGCATTTACAGTACCAGTAACATCTATTTTTAAATCTTGTGATTTATGATTAAGTGACGCTGATGCTGCTGGTGCTATACTTGAGGAATACCATACACCACCTGCTCCATCTTCAGCTCCACTTCCACTTGCCCATAATGTACCATTAGTTTCATTATATCTATATTTCCAACTACAACCATCTGCTGTTTGTGGATTATCATAAGAACGACCTGTTCCCATATCCCAAGAACCACTGACTGGATATGCGTATAAACTCTGTGATGTTGCTAATGCTTTTGGATTAGCGTCATATAGATTTAAAAAATACTTAGCTGCTCTACTACCTGTTTGATGTATTAAACCTGAAGCTGAGGCTTCTTGAAAAAAAGTTGTATCAAATTTTATTAAAATTCGAGATACATCAACACTCGCTCCTGTACCACTAACGTTTTTTCTAATCTCTAATACTTCATCCATACCAGAGTTTACGCTTGAACTGGCTTCAAAAATTGTTGAGTCTTTTTCAGGAAATATAAAATAATGCATTAACTTACTCCACTGTACCCTGATTATCACCAACAACTTTTCCTTTGATGTCTGTGTTCGGGTATTTAATTTCAAAAATACTTGGGTCTAAGGCTGGATATAAAACACCATCAATCATACTATTTTTTATATCATAGAAGTTTCCAGAGTAGCCTTGTCCAGCTTTATATTTATTTTCAATTTTTATTACTGTATCAGAATCTATAGGTGGTACAATTGATGCTACACCATCTACTAATGATAATTCATAAGCAATATCTGATAATACAATCGGTTGACCTATTTGCCATCTATCAATATCAAAGAAATCTTTTACAGCTGCTACACATTTAAGTAACACCTCGTTCTTTGCAAATTCAGCTTTTGTTAATATTGCAAAGTTAATAGCTATGTTAATAACATAAGCATCTTTAATGTTGACGGCGTCAGTTACCAGTCTGTATTGTGATAAATATGTTTTTAAATTTTCTTTTACAGTTTGATTTAAATTTGTTAGTTTTTTATTTGAATTATACCCTAAAGTGTACATATTCATAGCAAGTGGATTAGGTGTTCTGACTTGTAATGATTTTATTGTTCTTTGATTATCAACATCATCTTGTGTTACTACTCGTTCTAACTCATCGGTACCAGTTGACCTATTTAATTGGTCATCTTGTACTAAATGAACTTTTGCAATATTACCATATTTAGCTGGTAAAGAATACGCTCTAACTATATAATCTTCTTTTGTTACGGCTCGTTGTTGTGCTTGAAAATATGCTAACGCGTTTTCTCTAACTTCTCTAATTGACTCACCGGCTGAACCACCTGTAGCTGGTTTTGGATTAATAAATGATACTGAATCTTTTGATTCTTGAACTGATGTTGTAGATAATAAAGTATCTGATATCTCATATGAAATACTCGATATTGAAGTTATATCATTAGCATTTACATTATCAGTAATACCACCACCGTAAGCATATTTTATAGTAAGTGTTGTATTAGATGGAGCTAAACCAAATGATTTAGTTTTTAAAAAATTACTTGGGTCAAACGCCGTAGTTAAAAATGTTGGACTACCAGGTAATGTTGAACCTACCATTGATGGATTTGGAATTATTTCTTCATCTGGATTATTAGATATCCCGGCCCCAAATCTTAAAACTGATGAATCATTTTGGTCAATGTATCTTGTAAATCTACGAGAAGTTTTATTTAATTTTAAGATATAAGGTGAAACTTCTCTGTTAACTACTGATGTGGGGTCGTTAGTAGCGTTGTTTTCAATATCAGTAAAAATTGTATCTCTTGCTAATGAGTCTACTTCATACCAACTATTACCATCACTATCAGTACAAGAAATAACTTCTATAACTTTTGGATTTGATAATTTTATTTGACCATATTTTTCAGCCGAACCGAATGTAAAAGTTTCTGATACTATGTTTCCACTTGCGGCCTTTACTTTCTTTTTTAATAAATACTTTGTTGGTATATTATCTTCACTTTCAAATATTGTAATATCTCGAGGTTCGTATGAACTTGAGAACTTAAAGTTTGCATCGTCTACTGTTCTAAATGTTGTACCTGTACTTGTCGAAATGACCTGTGTACCCGCTTTTACATTGAGAGCATACCTTTCGTCAGGCTTTTCATTCAGTGCCGGGACGGTCTGGAATACGTCTAATACTACTGAAGCTGGTGCTGTAACATTTGGTTTATATCCGAATGATTGTGCTATATTATAAACATTTCTTTTCTCTTCAGCGTATGCTAATAATGATTCTCTAAATTGTGAATCTATATAATAAGAAAGAACATCACCTACATAAGCTGCCATTTCAATAAACATCATTCCGGGTGAAGCTTCATTGAAATCGTTGTATGTATTTGGGAAATATACTTTTGCGTACTCGATTAGATTATCTCTAAAGTCACTAAAGTCTTTGTTAAGATAATTAACTGATTTTACCATATTTTTTTTTGTACTTGTTCTTGCCATTTAATTACTCCTAAAGTCGTTTCGCTGAGTAACCAGTATCTACTGTCATTTGTTGTTGTGCTTGTGGATTCAATGTAGTAGTGAATTTTATTTCTACAAAAATTTTATTTTGGTCACCTTCGTTTGTGAGTGTGTTTACTTCTTGAATGTTAATATAGGGTAACCATGTTGAAGTCGCTCTTTTTACTTCTTCTTCAATTTGAACTGGTAATTCATCATTTATTTGTTCAAAACAAAGAGCTCTTAAATTACTACCAAATTCAGGTTGTGCTACTCTTTCACCCATGTGAGTTAATAATAAATTTCTTAAATTATGTATTGATTGTTGTAATGAATTTCTGGTTAATGCAAAATCATTATATATATCTTGTCTTAATGGTAAAGATAAACCTATATAAGTATTTGGATTTAAATCATTTTCTCTAGCACTTCCCATTATTTACCTTTTTTATCTAATGCTTTCATTAAACCACTATAGTCTCGTGTTAAAGCATTTGTTATATGTTCTGGAACTTGTTCTGATGTAATTCCGGCCCTTTTAAAAGTATCTACCGCTACCATATCTCGCTTAACTTCTTCAGGTTTCCCATAACCTATTAATTCGGCCATCTTACTTGTATCAAACGCTCCGCCACTCATAGTAGGATATTCATCTCTTTGTTTTTTTGACAATCCAGCTGTTTCATTTAAAATATTATTAAACATTGAGTTGTTAGAATATTTTACTTCTTTTTTAGGTGAAGGAACTGATTTAACAATATCTGGAAGGATTTCTTTTAAAGTTGGTGAAGATTCTTCTTTTATAAATATCTTCTGTACTTCTTTTTGTACTTCTCTACGAACTACTTCTCGTATTATTTTTACAAGGTCTTTCTTGGTCATAATAACTCCTCTGTGTTCTTTTTTAAATTGTCTAATGATGGTGGTATTTTTATCTTAGGTGTGTCTGGTAATTCAGGTAAATCAATTTCTGGTAATTCTGGTAACTCAGGTAGTTTAAAATTTGGGTCTGCTGTCATTACTTGAAAATTTAAAAACGATAAATTAAGTATTGAGTCAGTCACAGTAGTAATATCTTTAAGTAATTTAGCAGTATCAGTACCTACTTTTGGCCATAGTTGACTACCAACTGAAACTAATATAGATTGTATACCAGTCAATACACCAACTATACTGGTTTGAAATTCTAACATCTTTTGACCATTAACTGTTGGTAACATTGGTGCTCTTGGGTCACCCATTTTTATTGTATTTTGACTTTTACCATTTATCACAATTTCATCTGCCGTTAATTCTATTTTTTTCCTTCCAGTAATAAATATAGCATCAGATTTTATTTCAATTTTTTTGTGGTCACTCCCAGCTTTATCCAAACCACCTGATAAATATATAGATGAATCATCGTTATTAAAATCTTCTACTGTACCCAATCCCCGCCTTCCTCTATGACCGGCTATTATTTTTATTTGAGGTTTGAATTCAGTTTTGTCATCCCGCTTCACTCTCTTTGAACCAAATTTTATTGACTGACCAAATCTACCTTCAAAAACTATATCACCCTCATTAATAAAAATCGGAGTTACATCTTTTCTTTCAAATGTCTCACCGTATTTAGTATTTTTTACATAATTACCAGATGCTCCTGGCATAGAATTTTCATTAATCGAACCTTTACGGTTTATAATACTTGTATAAAAGTGTTGTCCATTATATTCTGTAACTACTACGTGTTCACCAAT